CACTGTGATCGAAGCAAACCGCAATGTGGTTGACTGGAAAGCCATCGCCAAGGTCTGCAATGTGCCTGCCGATGTGATCGCCGCTCACACCAGCGTGACCGCCGTCTTCTCCGTCAAGACCACCAGCCGTTAAACCCACGGGGCTTCGGCCCCTTCAACAGTGAAGGAAATCAAAATGTTTGCAACCCAATATGAAGAGCACCTTGCCAGCCAGCCCGACAACAACCGTTGGGATGGGTTTGATCGCGGCGATGCAGATCGTGAAGAAGGTTTGGATCAAGGTTCGCGTGTGATTGGCCGTATGGCTTCTGGTGGTGGTTACCGTGTTCAGATCACCGAGATTTGGTACAACGGCAATACGGATTTTGAGGTAAGCGTTGATGGTCGCCGCGTTCACAGCACCGAAGATCGCGCAAATGCAATTGTTGTGGCGCGTTGGTGGATGGACGGTTGCCCAGTTTAATTTAACCAAAGGGGCTTCGGCCCCATAAGGAGAAATACATGCGAGTTATGCACCTCAACAAATCAGGCTCTGGTTGGACATCAAAAACAGCTTGTGGTCGAAATATGCTTCGCACCCCAATGAGCATGAATTGGGAAGACTTCAAGAAAAAAGACCCACAGTACCGTTGCATCAAATGCGTTTCCAGCAAACAGTTTGCATTCAATGAAAAGATGGATGCCCGTTAATCAGCTTAACCAAACAGGAGAACACCATGAAGATCAAAACCAGAATCCACATTCACCACAGCAAACATGAATGGGAAGACAAGGGCCAGTACCTTGTATTTTCCTGCAAGTTGGATGACAACAACTATCGCGTCCATGTCTGTGAGCAGGAGATTGAGGTCGAAGTGCCAGATGACTTTGACCCACGCGCCCAGCAAATCGCCGCTTTGGAAGACGAAAAGAAACGGGTGATGGCTGAGTACCAAATGTCCGTCAAACGCATCCAAGACCGCATCAACAAGCTTCAAGCCATTGAGCACACAGCATGAGCAAGCGCATCATGAGCCGGGTACTGGCAAAGCTCAAGGAGATCCAAACCGATGATCTCTTTGTGGCTGATGCCATTGCCGAGTGCATCCAACTGATCGAGGCGGCTGGGAAGGGGGGTGTATTGCCCCCTCATCAGTCCCACAGCGACACGAGCAGGGCTTCGGCCATAGCAGAGGCTCCGACCTTTGGGCTGAAGGTCAGGACAGTCCTCGTGGGCTTTGCCCATGCAATGTCTGGTCTGACCGACGAGGAGGGCCAGGAGCGCCTCCAAATTGAGGGGAACAGCTACAGACCTTGCCGGGTGACTTTGATGGATCAGGGGCTGGTTTACGACACGGGATTCCGCCGCAAAACAAGAGCAGGCAGACCTGCTGTGGTGTGGGATCTGACGGCCAAGGGACGGGAAACACTTATCCTGGAGGCGTGATGGAAACTATCGTTGTGACAATTCTTCTTGGTGGCCTGGGCATGGTTGTGGCAGGGCTGGTGTTGATCGCATTGATGAAGCTGTGGTTTTGGATGGATGAAAACGAAAGGAGCGACAAATGAGAGACCCGGAAGACGAAGCATTTGATGAGTTGACGCGCAAGCAGTGGCAGTGGGAGCAAACATCAGGATGGAGAAAGAAACAAATCATGGAACAAGCATTTCCAAACCCACACCGCACCGACATCACGGGCATGACCCTGCAACAGTATGCCGCCATCAAACTCAAAGTGCCCAATAGCGGCACTGACTGGCTGGATGACACGATTCGCCAATCTTTGCGGAATGACTTTGCGGCAAGGGCGATGCAGGGATTGGTGATACATAAATCATTTATAGACCTGTATAGAGCCGGAGCAACGGCAGTTGCACAGCAAGCATATTTAGTAGCAGACGCAATGCTGAAAGCGAGGGAAGCATGACACAAGATGAAATCATTGAGATGGCTAGACAGGCTGGATTGTTCACGCACAAAGAAGTCCAGCCAGAAATTGTGGCCTTTGCCAAACTGGTAGCAGAGAAAGCATTGGCACAACCGCATGAAACCACATTGAAAGAATTTAATCAATTCATTCATGATGACCCAAATTACCACATTTGGGCAAAAAAAAGAGAAGCCAAAGTTGAAGGGTCACTTCATGTTGTTTGCCAATGCGACAAATGTAAGGCACACCCACCACAACGCACATGGTTGGGGCTGACGGATGAGGATGAGATTGATTGGGAAGAAGGCGGCAACTTAAAAGATTTAGTCAAAGCCATTGAAGCCAAACTCAAGCAACAGAACGGCTACGCCGAGGAGAAGAACGCATGACGGAATACACACACAAAACATATGACACGATGCGGGTCTATGTGCCTGCGGGTATGTATTCAATCGCAGAAATAGATCAACTGCTTGCCGACATGATGGAGGCAAAGAAACAACAAGACGAACATTTGAAAACCTCGATGCAACCACTCAAGGAGAAGACATGAAGGCACGACAAGTGTTTATGGCCCTGATGGTGGGCAAGGGGTACGCCCCAGAAGACTTGGCCTGGGACGGAAAGAAGTTCGTGAACACTAACATCACGACCAGATGGAACTATTTCCTGCTGGGCTGGGAGATGAGGGGTGTGGCATGATCGAAAAGATCTGGAGCGCTGACTACATCAGGGAAAACCCTGAATTGGCCGCAAAAGTAATAGAGACCCTGCAAACAGCATTGGATGACACAGAGTCCCATCTACTTAGGATCAGGACAAGCCTGATAGAAGCAAACCAGTGGCTGGCAGAAGAAAAAAAAGAGATGTAAACTCTGGGTTAAAGGAGCCGTGTAACTTATGGCCGAAAAAACCGCGAAAAAGATTGGAAGACCATCCAAGTACACCCCTGAGCTTGCCGCAGAGATGTGTGAAAGGCTCAGTAACGGAGAGCCACTCAGGCAAATCTGTAGGGATGATCACATGCCAGCTTGGCAGAAGATCTATGAGTGGATGGCAAAGGACGAGACTTTATCGGGAGCCATCGCATGTGCGCGGGAAGTCGGCCAGGACGCTATTGCAGAGGAGATTTACATTGAGGCTGTGGCCCAGCCAGAGCGCATCCTGTCCCAGAACGGTGACCGAATCGACCCTGGATATGTGGCCCTGGTCAAAGCCCGAGCGGAGATCAAGCTCAAGCTGTTGGCGAAATGGAACCCCAAGCGCTACGGTGACCGAGTCCAAGTGGCTGGTGACCCGAACGCCCCCCTGAAGACAGAGATCAGTTTTGACACCTTTGCAACGGTGATCGAGACCTTGGAGGCTCGTCGGCAGGACAAGGCCAATGGATGACCTTGTTTCACTGCTGAAAGACCCAGATGTCCACAAGCAATACGCCCTGTTACCTGCTGAACTCCGGGCGGCATTCGACTGGAGATGCAACTGGCTTGCCAAGGCCCACGACCACCAAATCATGCCCCCAGGAGACTGGTGGGCGGTCTACCTGTGTCTTGCTGGGCGGGGAGCCGGGAAGACCAGAATGGCCGCAGAGCAGGTCGGATGGTGGGCCTGGAGCCAACCAAACACCCGCTGGCTGGTAGCGGCTCCCACCTCGGCTGATGTCCGGGGAACATGCTTTGAGGGTGATAGCGGCCTGATAGCAGTCATCCCGCCTATATTGATTGAGGACTACAACAAGACCGCCCACGAGTTGAGGTTGATCAACGGCTCCTTGATCAAGGGCATCCCAGCCAGTGAGCCAGAGCGCTTCCGGGGGCCACAGTTCCACGGGGCTTGGTGCGACGAACTGGCCGCTTGGGACTATTTGCAGGCCGCATGGGATCAGATTCAGTTCGGCGTCCGCCTGGGCAAGCAGACCAAGATCATCTGCACCACCACCCCCCGACCCAAGGACTTGATCATCGAGTTGATCGGCAGGGAAGGCGACGATGTGGCTGTAAGGACAGCGAGTACCTACTCCAACTTGGACAACTTGTCGGCCAACTTCAAGAAGCAGATCCTGTCATACGAGGGCACAACGCTCGGGCGGCAAGAGATCTACGCCGAGATCATCGACCCCGAGGAGTCGGGCATCGTCAAGCGGGAGATGTTCCAGCTTTGGCCTGCGGACAAACCGTTCCCGGCATTTGAGTACATCCTCCAGAGCTACGACTGCGCCTACACAGAGAAGACGGTCAACGACCCGACTGCGGCCATCACTTTCGGGTGCTTCAAGCCATTGGATGGCCCGATGTCCGTCATGGTGATCGACTGCTGGCAGGATCGCTTACAGTATCCTGACTTGAGGCCAAAGGTGATCGACGAGTACGACATCGTCTTTGGTGACGGGGTGGAGAAGAAGCGGGTGGACTTGATCTTGGTGGAGGACAAGGCCGCAGGCATCAGTCTGATCCAAGACTTGCAACGAGCACACCTTCCGGTTCGGGCCTACAACCCCGGCAGGGCTGACAAGATCCAGCGGTTGAGCATTGTGTCCAACATCATCGCCAGAAAGCGTGTGTGGATTCCTGAGAGCACGGTCAGGAAGGGCTATGTCAGGGACTGGGCCGAGCCGTTCGTCAGCCAGATCTGCGCC